AAAGAGCCTGTTAAAGTTATTCCAGTAGGAGTTACATTTGCATCAGCTACTGTAGATTCATTACCTAAATAGCCTGTTAAACTTTGTCCTGTAACATTAACAACAATTACAGCATCAACAGTTCCAATAGAACTTGTTAAAGCTATTCCAGTAACTGGAGCATTGGCGTCTGCTACTGTACTTTCATTACCTAAAGAACTCGTAAGGGCTATTCCAGTTACTTCTGCTAAAGCATTTCCACCACCGATCGCAGTCCCCTCACTCATTGTGGCAGAACTGCCAGTCAGAGTAAGATTAGCATCAGCGGTAACTGTTTCAGTTCCTATAGAACCTGTTAAAGCTTGTCCCGTAACAGCTACATCAATACTAGGAAGAGCTGTTTCATCTCCTAAATAACCTGTTACATATTGGCCAGTAAGAGTAACATTAGCGTCGGCGCTAACTGTTTCAGTTCCAATTGATATTGCTAAAGCTTGTCCAGTAACTGCCGTCTCTATAGAAATAGATGCAATCGCTGTTCCTGCACTTGTGGATAAAGTAGAAAGTTGAACTCCATTGCCCCAAACTCCGTCACCGAAGCCTTCGACTAATGAACCCCATGCACCATAATCTAGAACAATTCCATTATCTTCCCAGAACTGTTCGCCCCATGCGTTAGAGCCCCAACCTGATGGTGCACCCGCCATTTAAAACCTCCTAAGCTATTCTAAGAATCGCTGCAGATGTTGTAAAGGCTGGAAATTGTATTGTAAACGTTCCTGCTGTGGCAGTTTTATCTCCACCAAAGTCTAAAACAGCAACTGCTGCATTTGTGACTGCTGATGAAGTATTATAGATTAATGCGCCTCTTGCCGTTAGGGTTACACCCGTAAACGAAAGATCTGCAAAATCTACAATAGCCGTTAGTGTAGCGACCGAAGTTTGTTGTCCTGTTAATGCTTTGCCGCCTGCAGTATAGTCTCCACTGCCGGTATCAGTTGATTCTCCAGTAGCGGTGTACGCTGTCGCTGAAGCACTTAAATTTGCCGTACTTAAATATAAAGCAAGTTTAAACTTATCTTGACCCGTCGCAAAATTTGCGTCCGCATCAAGAAGTTGTTTTTTAAATGCTGTACATATTGCTTGTGCTATTGCCATTATTATTCTCCTTAATAAATTTTTTACGGTGATGGAGAAGGCACTTTAATTCGTGGCACTCCAAAATCGTAATCATCTCTACGTCTTCTACCCATTTGTTGAAGCGCGTAAGTTTGTATAGCTTCATTATACTTTGCTTCATACAGCTTGTACATATCCATAGGCCCTTTTAAATAGCCATAACAATTGACTAGACCTCCATAAAGTAATAAATCAGGATCCTTGGTTGAAAGGGTCGTGGTTGTATTAGAAGAGCTTAAAGCTTCTGGAGTGAAAATATAATTCAATTGCACCCCATAAACCACATCTGGAGTGGGAGCCATAACTATGTTATTTGGATCCCAATTCGCATAATATTTAGGGGTTCCTGAAGCACTGGTTGAAGGATAAAATTCACTTATAAAACTGGTATCCTTTTTTTCTAACATAGATCTTTCAAAATCAGAGTCCCCTGTTTTACTGGTTAATTGTAAAGATCGGATAATATAGCAGTCGGTTGGAAGTAAAAGATAACGATTCGTTCCAGTAGATAAAGAAGTTTCATATTTTCTAGAATAATCTGCATCAACTTCTCTAAAGATTTTAAATTCTACATCTCTGATAATGCCATCCAAGATTGTAGAAGTTAAAACACTGCTACCTACTTCAGTGTAGTCTCTTAATTTTGTTATAAGTTCTGCATACGTCATGTGATACTCACCGTTACATTTGCAAGCGTTATTCTAGCTTGCCTTTTCTCATTTGCTTCATTAGCAGTTTGAGGAGGTTGCATGCTTCCCGAACCACTAGCTGCTTCACTTGGAATTGGATTTATATTTCCATTAATATTAAACCAGGCTGCTGGATCTAATTGTACTAGAATTCCGCTTCGATGCAAAGGTCTTGGGTTTCTTAAAGCAATTGGATCAGCACTAATTAATTTAGGATTGATTTGGGGTTGTTTAGCTTCCCATTCACTAATATGAACAAAAGCTCCAGTCCATTCAAATACCATTTCTCTGTAAGGAAATTGCATTCCCGATCTATCTGAAATGGCTAATGCATATTTTCCACTGGCAAATTTACCCATTATATACCTGCTGGAAAGTAATCTCTAGGAGCTATAAAGACTGAAGTTCTCTGACCGTCTTCTACTAAAGCTCTGTTGAGTTCATCTTCATAAGCTATCTTTAACATCTCTACTCTTTCGGGTGCTTTTTTTTGAGCTAAGTAGTAAGCTAATCCTGCACACATTGCAGGTTGAAATCTATAAACAACATCAGCTTGCTGGTCGGAATAAGCCGCTGCATCTTGCAATTTTTTAACATAATAATATTTTAGATAAGTGTAGGTACTCGCATCTGGTGTTTGGAATAAAGTAATTACAGGCGGTTGCACTCGACTTACATAATATTGAGAAGGTTGTCCTAATGATCCTTTAGTAGGAGTAGATGCATACTCTGATCTAGATATTTTAGATAAAGCTACATCTTGGGTACTTGTTGTAATAGAATCTGTTGTAGAAATATACGCTTCTAAAATAACACTACAATCAGTATCCGCTGTATATTCTCTAGTTCCTGATGATAAAGCTTGGTGTTTCAAAGCCACTTTCCATAAGTGAACTCCTCTGTTTCCCCATTCTGAAAATAAAATATTTAGACTTCTTCTAGCAGTTTTAAGATCGTAACCGCTATTGGTGTTAAGGCCTATTCTTTCGTAGCCTTCTTGAATTATCTCGTCTATATCGAGATCGAATGTTGTTGTTCCTGATGTCGCCATAATTCATTACAATAAATCCATATCAACACCTCTGCCGATAATGATTTCTCCGCCTGTTGATTTCTTTTGTACTTTCTTTTTATCTTTAGTAAATAACTTACGCTTTCCTGCTTCATAAGCTCCTGCCACCGCTGTAGCAGCTAAAACCGCTTTGCCAAGTCCTGTTCTTTTGCCTAGTGCTTTCGCAACTTTTAAAGCTGTAGCTCTAGGTAGAGTACCCGGTAGACTACCCGCACCACTCAAAGTCATTCTTCTTTTTAAAAATGTAGGAGCGGCAGCACTTTTACCCAGTGAGTGCGCAATTTTTGTAGCAGTTGATGCTTTTCCTCTATCCTTATAAGCAAATTTCAATTGTGATAATAATCTTGCTGTTTTAGGTGGAAGTGTTGTAGACGTTCCTGCTAGTGGAGTTTTTTGCATTTTCTTCAAACTTTTTAAATATTTTTTGTATTTTGTTGCTTCTTTCCAACCACCTGTTTCACGGTGTTTAAATAATTTCATAAATCTTTCATGAGTTTTAGAACTTACTTTTTTACTATCAAAAATCTTGCCTTCCCTAGCCGTTCTCACCGATAGCTGAGGTTTCCATCCTGGAGTAAAACTTTGTCCGCCACCTTTTTCTAGTGGGGTTTTTCCAATTATTATTAACTCTTTCGATATACCATCTTTTGGCTGCCATATTTTAATTCGGGGTTTTGACCCCTTTGGTCCAGCCTTTCTTCCTATTGATTTACCAAGATCCCTTGCAATCTTGTTTTTCATAGTGCTGTCTTTTTTTCTCCAAAATGTATCTTCTCCTTTTGGACCTTCTATCACTCCTGATTTTGTAAGATATTTAGCTATGTCAGCATGTGGAGTTGGGATTGGTATATATTTACCATGTTTAGCTTTAGTCGGACCGCCTTTATTAAAAAATTGTGACGCCACAGGAGAAAGAAGAGAAGCTCTTTTTTTAAAATGAGATTTAACTTTGTCTTTCTTTTTATCACTCATTTTACTCATAGCATATAAACCTAGTACTGCTTTAGCCGGACCACCCCCTGCTTTTCCGAATAAATGTTTTTTCTCTTCAAAAAGGCGTCTTAATAAACCGCCCATTCCAGAACTACCACCTCCAGAACTACTTCCAGATGTCGGAGTTGCAGTTGAACTTTTTCTGAACATTTTACCAAGAAAAGCTTTTTTAGGTTTATTCATTTTTTTACCTGTGCAAGGTTTATCCTTACACATATTCTTGGTCGCTTTTTGAATCCATTTATCGTCTTTTTTAGTCATAGTACCTGTCTTTGCTTTTACTTTACTTCCATACTCTTGGGTCCACTCTCTTGCCATCTCTGGCTTGTTGGCCCACATCCATTTCTTCTGCTTTTCAGATTGAAATGGCATA